TTTGTCGGCCCCGAATGAAATGTCGACGTTTCGGTACGGATAGTTCGTGCCGTCATCATGGAAACTTGCGGCTGGTGCTGACAGCGTGTTGCCGATCCGGTTCTCAAACACGAGCACGCCTTCACGGTCGATAAATAGCCGGCCGCGTTCGGTTTCGTTGATCAGCCTGAGGTAGTCAAGGACGTTTTGTCCGAGCTCAAGGTTGTAGTCGCCGCCGCCGCCGATTTCGACAGTTCCGGTAGCAATCGAGCGAGCGGATCCGGTCGGATAGTCGACCTCGCTCAGATCGAGAATGGCTTCGATTCGTTCACCGGAGAGCTCTTTTGAGAGCGATGTGTCATCGGTGACACTTTGCGCGAGTCGGTAGAAGTCGTCGACACAGTCGACTTCGACGGCGTCGTTGCCGTCCAGGCTGAACTGGTAGTTGTAGTTCACGACACGGCCGACGAAAAGAAGCTCGGATTCGCGGTACAGCCGGACGAGCCGCATCGGGGCGAGTCCTGGCTCATTGTTGGACGGGTCGTAATACGGCGAGTTGCTGGCGAACGGGTTGAACACGCCGCCAGCCGCAGTGTCGTCGAGTATGAAGCTCATGGTGCCGGCGGCGAACTGGTCGTTGATGTCGCGTCGGCCTCGGTTGATCTGGATGTTTCTTGCGCCGTCCGTGACGTCAGCGAAGTCAGTGAGTCCGTCGAGGACGAACGTGGTGCCGTCTAGAACGCCGCGTAGGGCGTCATCGAGCCGGAACCCTCTGACGGGTGCGCCGGTGTCGATTTCGAGCGTGTAATCGCCCGACTGGACGATGCTGGCGCTCATTGCCGGCCAATGAACGACGCGGAACCGCTGGCGCGGTTGAACTTGATAAGGCTGTCAGCGATGACACGGCCGGTTTCAGCGGTCGGGTTGAGAGTGGCGACGTTGACGTTGTAGGTGACGTTGCCTTGCCCTGGCCGAATCAGCGTTGAGGATTGGAGGCCGGCGGGGGTGGGGACGGTCGTGCCGACGAAGCCGGAGCCTTGCAGGCTGGCTTGCAGATCAGCGAAGCCTGGGATGCCGCCTTGACCGGCTGGTGCTTCGACTTTGGCGAGGCGTAGCGCTTCGGCGAGCGCGTTGGCTTTTGCGATTGCAATGTCGAGCTCGCCGGTTTGGACTTGGATGAACAGTTCGGTTTGGACTTCTTGCGGGATGTTGCCCATCGTCTCGATGACGTTGGCAAGTTCCTCGTTGACTTTCTTGTTCGCTTCTTCCCATTCGTCGGAGCCTTCAGCGTTGGTTCGCGCGATCTCCTTGAACTCCTCGACGGCGTCGTTGAAGTCGCGGACGGCTTGTTCACGGTCGAGCTGGTCGAGGTAACGCTGGATCTCGGGGTTGAGCGCGAACATGCGCTTGTACAGCTCGTCAGTAGATGACCAGAGCTCGTCGACACGTTCCGTCAGTTTCTCGGTTGAACCGGATGCACGATCGATCTTCTGCTGATAATCCTCGGTCGGCCGGATGGCACGCTCAAACTGTTCGCGTGCGTCACCGACGCTGTCACCCATGTCACGAACGCTTTCGTACATGTCGCCGGCTTCTTTGCGGGCGTCGTCGGTGGTCCGCTCAAAGTTCTCAATCTCGTCGGACGCCAAACCAAGTTTTTCGGCGAGCCAGCCGACGCCGTCGCGAAGAAGGTCGAAGAATCCGAGCAACTTCTCGATTGCTTTGCTGACGATGCCGAATTTCTGCTCGAGGTACACCAGGGCGGCGATGAGCGCGGTGAACACAATCAGACCTGACGCGACCTGAACGGCTGTGAATGAGGTGGCGAGGGCGTAGTTGACGCCGGTCGTGATCGCGGTGATAGCCGACCACAGTTTCATCGCAATGTTGGCGACGACCACAGCGCCGGCCAACGTGCCGATGCCGGCCGCTAAAGCAAGGATCAGTTCGGTGTTCTCAGCGATGAAATCAGCCAAAGGAACAATGATTTCGACCAGTTTCTCCATAACTGGCAGGAGCGCCAAGCCGATGGATTCGGACGCCTGGCTGAACGCGACTTTCATCTTGTCGGTGCCGTTAGCGGTTGCCTCCGCGGTGCCGCCGACCTGATTCTCGATCTCCTCGAGGATCATGTTCTGCGCTTCAAGCACTTCGCCCGACTCGACCAGGGTGCGGATCTGATCCTGCTGAGCCTCGGTGAACTGGATGCCGGAACGACGGAGCGCGGTCAGGCCGGCTATCGGGTCGTTGAGTGCTTTGCCGAGCTGCTTGGCGTTGTCGGTGACAGAACCGAAACCGGCGCTAGCCATGTCGAGGGTGAGCTGCGTGGCGCGATCGAAGGCGCCTCCGACCTCATCGGCGCTCAACGCGATGTCTTTGAACGTGAGCAGTAGCGCCTGGGACTCTTTGATCGTGTTCTGGTTGACGCCAGTCAGGCGAGCCTGCTCGTTAGCGAGATCGACTAGGCGGTTTGTGACGACTTGTGTCTGATCGCCAAACAGCCCCATCGAGGTCGCGATCTGCTCGATTCGAGCGTTCGCGGTCGCGGCCTGCTCACCAGCGGCCACCATCTTCGCGCCAGCCACGGCGAGACCACCGAGCGCAGCTGTCGCTGGCACGAAGGCTTTTTTGAGTGCGAAGCCGACTTTCTGCGATGTCTTCTCGAGCTTGTTGAACTCGCGCTGTGCTTTCTTGAGGCCGGCGTTGTTGAACTCGCTGACGATTGGGATGTTGATCGCCATTAGCGGAGCTCCTTGCTGATCGTCTTCATGAGGTCGTCGACGGCTTGTTCGACGTTGGCTTCAAGTGTGTCACGTTTCTCTAGGACTGCGGGCCACAATGCGCGCATTGGCTCGCCGAATCGCTTGAGCCGATCGATAAATGCGGCGGAGTTGCCGGAGCCGTTGTTTCGGGTTGCAGCGACGCCAGAGCTCTTTTTGCCGGCGGTGCTGAAGATCACGCCAGGGCCGTTGCTGTTTGTCAGAAATAGGCCTGAGATTTGATCTTGACGGCCGCTGGTTTTGATTCGCAGCTTGACGCCGCGCTGAACGGTGGCTTGCCGGTATCCAGTTCCTCGAGGCCAGCGGCCCCAGTTGCCGACGCGGTCGGTTGCGGGATAGAGGCGGCGAGCGAACGGGATGATGTCCTTGCCGACAGTTTCTTTCATTTGTTTGTCGACTTGGCGGCGGAGCTGCGGGTCGATGTAGCGCAAAGTGCGCAGGGCTTCGTTTAGCCCATCAACTTCGACTTTTGCGCTAACGCTTGCCACGGTTCTGCTGTTTCTGCTGCTCCTCGAGGACATCGACCACGGTGTTGAGGTCTTTGGTCTCGAACTCGATTTCGGGGGGCCACCAGCCGACGGCGACCAGCAGTTCTGCTAGCTGCCGTCGTCTGGTTCCCCTGGGGTAGGGCGGTTATCTGTGCTCACGATCTCCGGCAGGCCATCGACCTTGTTCAGGAAGTCGTCGAACGTCGCAGGGACGACGATCTTGACGCTCTTGGCCGATTCGTACGCCAAGTACGCGATGTCTTCGGCGCCGATCTGATTCGCCATCTGCGACATCTTGGCCTTGAACTTGCGTTCCCAAGCGACGAGCGCACGAAGCGAAGTGGTGACTTCGTGCGTCTCGCCGTTCAGGGTGAACCGGAGGGTCAGTTGCATGTCGGGGTTCCTTTGTTAGGGGATGAAACTGGGATCAGCTGGTGGCGCGGGTGAGGGCGCCGCCGCGGAACACGACGTCCATCGTCGGCAGCTCGCCGACACCGCCGTTGATCGGGGTGACGGACTCGAGGTAGCAGCCGGTGAGCGTGTAGGCCGGATTGTCGGTGCCAGGCGTTCCCGAGGTCGTCGGGGTGACGACGACGTTGAACGTGGTGCCGGCGAGGCTGTTGAGCTTCTCCTCGACCTCGCTGGTTCCGTACGAGATCATGAGCGTGGCCGAGATCTCGTGGTTGCCGAGTCCCTTGACGAACTTGCGGGCGGTGTCGCCGAACGCGGTGGCCTCGAGGGCTTCGTAGCTTTCGGTGACGGTGACGGTCGAACACTGGTCGCTGAAGTCGACAGAATCG